TCGACCTTTGCCGAATACATTTGTTTGGTGTGCAGGATGAGGGTACAAAGATAACAGACAACACACGTTTGCCGTCGTACCTGAAAATGCAGGATTTCGTAGCCAAGGATAAAAAGGTAAGAATCTTACTTACTAAGGAACGACAGGGCCAGGCCGATGATGATTTTGCCGACATCGAAGCAGAGGAAGCCGGAGACAGCGCAGTATCTGAAAATACAGATAAGTGGATGGCTGAATTAGACTTTGACAAGAAAGGCAGCATCAAATCAACAGCAAGCAATATTATTGCTATTCTGGAGAACGACCCAAGGTTGAAAAACCATATATGGCAAAATCTGTTTAATGGGTTTAACTACATAACAGGTGGTTTGCCGTGGAACGCCGAGGCGACACAATGGGGTAATACTGATGACGCAAATCTAAGAATCTACTTAGATGAGAAGTACGGAGTAACTGGAAAGGACAAAATTAAAGATGCTTTGGTAGCAGTCGTTACACGTCACAGAGTACACCCAATACGTGATTACCTCAATAGTCTAACGTGGGATGGCGTGCCACGCTTAGACCGCCTAATTATCGACTACGTGGGTGCAAAAGATAATGAGCTAAACAGAGCTATGACACGTAAACACTTTACGGCGGCAGTAGCCCGAGTAATGAACCCAGGGTGCAAATATGATTATTGCCTGATTATTGCCGGAGCCGAGGGTATCGGTAAATCGACGCTTTTCAATGTGATGGGTGGCGATTGGTTTAGCGATAGTTTGGTGACGATGGAGGGTACAAAAGGCATGGAGCAAGCCCGGAACGGTTGGGTTATCGAGTTACCGGAGTTGGGCAGTATCAAGCGGTCAGACGTTGAGCAGGTGAAAGCCTACATAAGCCGTCAGAATGATATGTACCGCCCGGCATACGGTAGCGTGATGGAATCACACCCGAGACAATGCGTTTTTTGTGGTACGACCAACGAAACATATTTTTTAAAGGGTGAGACCGGAAACCGCCGCTTTTGGGTAATGAGTGTAAACCCAGAACTACGTAAGCATGGAGACCCACGCCAAGCGATCGAGGCAGACCGTAATCAGTTATGGGCAGAAGCCGTGCAACGCTATAAGGATGGCGAAAAGTTGTATCTTAGTGAGGCATTGGAAGCAGAAGCCCGAAAGCGTCAAGGTGAGTTCAACGATAATCAGGAGGACCCATTACCGGGAATGATACAGGCATACTTAGATATGAAGTTGCCGACCGACTGGAGTACATGGGACTTAAACCGCCGACGTGCCTATATTAAAAACCCCGACCCACTGGATGAGACAGGAACGGAAACACGTACCAAAGTATGTGCCGCCGAATTTCTCAGCGAGGTTTTGGGGCGTGATGTTGGCAGCAAAGATTATAAGTATGAAGCCCGAAAGGTTAATAAAGTCTTAGACGAATTAGGTTGGCAAAAACGCCCTACTTTGACGTTTCCGATATATGGCAAGCAAAGGGCATTTGTCAGACCAATAGAGGAAGACGATAGTGACCTTTAAGAGCAACAAAGTAGAATGTTGCTACAATGTTGCTCTAAGGCTGAATTTGAAAACGACAATCGTAAAAGGAGCAACAACAACAAAAAGAAAAATACTTTGTTGCTTACTTTGTTGCTTTCTAAATTACTGATAATCAATATATAACTATATATAGCAACAATAACAACATAAAAAGTAGTATAAGTTGTAATATATAGTTATATACTATAAAATACCTATATATAGGGTATTAAGTATATCTATATAGAATGTTGAAAATAGAATGTTGCTCTAAGGAGTAAGGAAATATGAAGAAGTTGGAAGCAATAACACGCCACGCCGAGGTATCGGAAAAGGCGATAGAAAAATAATTGGTGCAAGAGGTGAAAGCCATTGGCGGCCTTTGCCTCAAATACTCAAATGCAAACATGGTAGGTTATCCTGATAGAGTGGTATGCCTACATGGTGGTAAGGTTGTTTGGGTGGAATTGAAAAGTAAAGGTAAGAAGCCAACGAAGATACAAACCATAAGACAAAATGAGTTGGTAAGTATGGGTCACGAAGTCTATACAATCGACAACAAACAGACGATCGACGAATTAATTAAAGTTTGGAGGGCAGAGCAATGAAGTACAGACCATACGAATATCAGAAAACAGCGATGCAGTGGATATTGGACCACCCACGATGCGGTTTGTTTCTGGATATGGGTTTAGGTAAGACGGTAAGCACACTTACAGCCATACAACAATTAATGGATGATTGCGAGGTTAGCCGTACTTTGGTGGTAGCACCGAAAAAGGTAGCTGAAACAACATGGACCACCGAGGCAGAAAAGTGGAATCATTTGCAAAGCCTGAAAGTGGCAAAGGTGATGGGCACAGAGAAAAAGCGTAATTTGGCATTGGCATCTAAAGCCGACATCTACGTTATCGGACGTGATAGCTTTGTGTGGTTAGTTGGTAAGTATGGCGGTCAGTTGCCGTTTGATGTGTTGGTGATCGATGAGCTAACGAGTTTCAAATCTCCTAAGTCAAACCGATTTAAGGCAATGCGTACAGCCATACCAACGGTTAGTCGAGTTATCGGACTTACAGGAACGCCAGCACCTAACGGACTTATAGACCTATGGGCGCAAATGTACTGTATAGACATGGGCGAACGTTTAGGCAAGAGCGTAACGAAGTATCGTGACACCTACTTTGATACCCACAAGCATAACGACATAGTAGTACGTTGTGACATCAAAAAGGGGTGTGAGGACATCATCAAAAACAAGATTTCTGATATTTGCCTATCAATGCAAGCAAAGGACTATTTGCAGTTGCCGGACATGATCACCCACGAAACCAAACTTACTTTGTCGCCAAAGGTGATGGAGGCATACAACAAGTTTGAGAAAGAAAAGGTTTTGGAGTTTACCGAATTGCATACCGGGGAAAATGCCAATATCTTAGCGAATAGTGCCGCCGGGCTGATGAATAAGTTAAGCCAGTTCGCCAACGGTGCGATATACGATGAAGCCAAGGACGTACACGAAATACACGATGAGAAGTTGGATAAGTTAGCCGAGATCGTGGAAGCTGCAAACGGCAATCATGTGTTAGTCTTCTACCAGTTCAAGCATGATGTAACACGTATCACCAAGAAACTGAAAGGCTATACCGTCAAGTCATACGAGGGCGAAAAGGAGTTGAAAGAGTGGAACGACGGAAAGATAGACGTACTATTGGCCCACCCTATGAGCACGGCGTTTGGCTTGAATATGCAGCAAGGTGGGCACTATATCGTATGGTTTGGCACAGGTTGGAATCTGGAGTTATACCAACAAGCCAACGCACGATTACACCGACAGGGGCAGCAGTACCCAGTACAGGTGTATAAGTTGATTTGTGCCAACACCGTAGATGAGAGAGCCAACACGGCATTAAGTGGTAAGCAGGGCGTACAGCAATCTTTGTTGGACGGCCTCAACTATCTTGTAAAGAAGTATCACACAACAATAACCATCAAAGATGAATATTAGAGTATGGCAAAGGATAAAGATTACATAAGGCTGATACATACGGCCAAGTGGCTACGATTGAGACGTGACAAACTCAACGATACGCCACTATGCGAGAGGTGCGAGGAATTGGGCAGAGTGGCAGCAGCCACCGAGGTACACCACGTTATCCCGGTTGAGGATGGACTAACGAAGCAGGAAAAAGAACGCCTGATGTTTGATTACTTTAACCTCAAAGCCCTATGCCATGAGTGCCACGTTAAGGTACACACGGATATGGGCAGGTGTGGCAAAGTTCAAGCAAAGAACCGGGCCAAAGAGCACCTGAAAAGATTTGTGAATAAATTTTTGAAATGAGGTTGCAAGGTGAGACCCGGGGGGCCTATTTTTTAAATGGGGTACACCCCCGGTTAAACCTCACCAACCCCCTTTTCCACACGTGAGCCGATTTTTGGGCCGTGGGGGATTTTGCCCAGATGCAAAGCCCCGGCATAGTTAGCACGATATAAAAACGCCCACGTGCGTAGGTTAATATTAAAAAGCAAGATTTATGAAGTTTGGAAACCAAGATGGCACAGGTTTTGGATTTGGCAGCTTTGGCGCAGGTCAGACCCAAGCCCCCCCACCCGATGAGGTGGAGCCGGAAGAAACCACAGCCGAAACAACCGCCCAGGCAAAGCGAGCGCACAGACGTACAAAGGAGTGTACCGAGTTATCGCAACGCTACGAGTACCGCCGGGCATTTAGCGAGGTCAAGTTACTGGAGGCAATGCAGTACGTCAAGTTGCAAGACCATACCACCTACAATTTTATCACCGCCGGGGACGTGGATAGCCTTAGTTACCTGAAAGTGGTGCTTAATCAGCATGATTTGGACTACTGTTTACTATCGACATGGTGCATGGCGGCAGAGGATATTTTGCAGGTACGGCAATGGTACGAGCAAGGGCGCATTAAGAAACTTGATATGTATTTGGGCGAGATATTCCCGGGCAGCTATAAGATTGAGTGGCAGATGGTGCAAAAGTTCTATCAGGAACACCCAGAGGCAGGACGTGCCGCAGTATTCAAGAACCACAGCAAGATATACGCAGGGTGCAACTACGATGAGGGCTTTTATTTCGGCATACAGACAAGCGCAAACATTAACACTAACCCAAGAACGGAGCAGGGAAGTATAACAGTTGATAAGGGACTGTTTGAGTTTTACAAAGGCTACTTCGACGGCATCCGTTCATTTGAAAAGTAACGCAGCATGGAAGAAAAGAAACAAAAGTTTTTGGAGGCTTTGGCGCAGGGCTACGGCATCATAGCCACGGCGTGCGAGGCGATAGGCATAGGGCGCAGTACTTATTACCGATGGTACAATGCCGACCCAGAGTTTAAGGAGAAAGTGGACGAGATCACCGAGACGCAGGTAGATTTTGTAGAAAGTAAGTTGATGCAGTCGATAAACGCCAATGACACAACGGCTATTATCTTCTACCTGAAGACCAAGGGCAAGAAGCGAGGTTACAGCGACAAGGCGCAGCCAAAGACCGCCGACCCATTGCCAGTTAGCCAGACTTTGCCGGAACCATCCATCGAGGAAGACAACAAGAAGATAGCCGCCAAAATTAAGAGCAAGAAAGCGTATATCGTTAAGTTGTTGAAGAAGCAAGGCAAGTACACAGCCGAACTTACATACCAAGTGGATATTACGGCTAAGTTGTTGGTACGTGCCGACATTTTGGGCGATGAGATCATGGCAGACGGACACCAGGCCGTAAACGTGGAGTATAGCCGG